TGTGTCTAAATGCCAACCTTTCAGACATTCAAAGATTTGAGTGTTACGTTTAAGAAGCATCCTGTCACTGACGATATTGTTAGTGTGAAGGATAAGGCGGCTATCGTGCAGTCAATCTCCAATTTGCTTCTTACAAATAAAGGTGAAAGACCATTTCAACCAGATCTGGGGTGCGGACTACGAAATGTATTGTTCGAACCCCTAGATTTTGCGTCTGCTGGTATTATTCGTTCAGAAATCACGGATACACTTAAGAAGTATGAACCAAGAATTACGGTTAATACAATCCGTGTTTATCCAGATCAACTGAATAACGGATATGACGTTGAAATTTCTTACACTATTGTTGGTCGAGATGATGCACCAGTAACTGTAGACATCTTTCTAGAGCGCACACGATAATGCCATATACTCAGGTTGCCAATTTAGACTTTGAAGATATCAAAGCAGCTCTGAAGGATTACCTCAGGGCAAATTCTGATTTCACTGATTATGATTTTGAGGGATCGGCATTATCAACGTTGATTGATACTCTTGCCTATAACACCTACTACACGGCGTTTAACACCAATATGGTGGTCAATGAACTATTCATTGATTCAGCGACCCTCAGGGACAACGTAGTAGCGATTGCGAAGCAATTAGGATACAGACCCAAGAGTATCACTTCTCCTACTGCCTCGATTTCTTTTACTGCAACGTATGCAAACCCAACAACTGATACCGAACTAATCCTAAAAAGAGGAACAGGATTTATTGCCAACTATGACAATACAATCTATCAGTATGTTACTATTGAAGATACGAAAGCACAAATAGCAAATGATCGTGCAGTATTTACTGATGTAGAAATTAGAGAAGGAACTGTAGTTGTCAATAACTTTACTATTGATACTTCACTCTCTTCACAGAGATTTATTCTTGATAACCAAAGCATTGATGCTAATACTATTAGAGTTAAGGTTTATCCAACTGGCGGAACGTTTAACGAACCTTATCTGTTAGCAGAAAATATTCTTGGTATTGACGGAAACTCGAAGATCTTCTTCTTGGAGGAAACTGAGGATGACCGATATGAGATGATATTTGGTGATGGAGTTTTAGGTAAGGCACTAGAGAATGGTGCGAGGGTGGAAGTGTCTTACCTAACCACTTCTGGACCAGACTCAAACGGAGTTAAGAGTTTTGTATTCTCTGGTGTATTAGAAAATACAACTGGATTTACTCCCGTCACCAATGTAACTATTGATTCTAGCGTTGCATCTTCTGGTGGAGAATTGCCAGAGTCTGTAAAGAGCATTAAGTTCAATGCTCCAAAGACCTATGGAACTCAGGATCGTGCAGTTACATCTGATGACTATGCTGCTATCGTTCGTAAGATATATCCATCAGTTAGTGATATCATTACATTTGGTGGAGAGGATCAAGATCCACCAGAGTATGGAAAAGTATTCATTGTATTAAAACCAGTTGATGCTTCTTACTTGACTTCATTAACGAAGAAGCAAATCACTGATGAATTGAAGAAATATGTTGTTGCTTCTGTAGAACCAGTTATTGTAGATCCTTCTATACTCTATGTTGAACTATCGAGTAAGATCTATTATAACGGAAACGTTACAGATCAGACACCTTCACAGATTAGAGACAAGGTTATTGGATCTGTGCAAACCTATACTACAAACTCTGATACAGAAAAGTTCAACGGTAAATTTAGATACAGTAAATTTGTTGGTGTGATTGATGATGCAGATCGCACTATCAACTCCAACTTAACAGAAGTGACAATGAGGAAAGATTTCTATCCTCAGTTGAATTCTACATTCTATTATGAGATATGTTTCCAGAATGCTTTTGATGAAGAATGTGATGGACCAACTCTCTCCAGCACAGGATTTAGGGTAACTGAATATCCTACTTTTGATGTCTATGTTGAAGATAGGGATGGCAAAATTGTCCTATATAGACTAGACACTGTAACTGGCGAAAAAGTTGTTCTCAACAAGGATGTTGGGGAGATTGATTATGTTAGAGGTGAGCTTAAAATGTATGATTTGACTATCATCAAAGGTAGTTTCTTTGACAACCGCATCTCAGTTAGAGTAAAACCACTATCTAATGATGTTCAGGCACTCCGTGAGGTCTATCTGGACGTTGATGTAGCGAATTCAAGTTTCACCGCATATAAAGAGTAAGTAAATGGCTGCTGTTAAGACCAAGAGAATTTCAACTCTAATTGAGTCCCAGCTCCCTGAATTCATTGCTTCTGAATATGAACTATTCTCTAAGTTCGTTCAGAAGTATTATGAAGCACAGGAAGTACAAGGCGGTGCTTTGGATATTATTGCAAATATCCAAAAATATACAGACATCGATTTCTATGAAAAGAAACTACTAAAGCAGAATGATATTCTGTCTGCAACAGTTTCTGCTACAGATACAACAATCACTGTAAATGATGCGAGTTCATTTCCAGAGAAGAATGGTTATATCAGAATTAATGATGAAATTATTTTCTATACCTCAAGAACAAGCACACAGTTTTTAGACTGTTCTAGAGGTGTAAGTGGTAACACCACTCTTGGAGATCTATACAGCACTTCTAATTTTAGCAGCACTGAGGCATCTTCTCATCAGTCTGGAGAAACTGTATTCAATGTTAGTAATCTTTTCTTATATGCATTTGTAAGAAATTTTGAAAGTCAATACCTAAGTTCTTTTCCAGAGAAATATCTTAAAGGAGAGATTGACAAGAGAACTTTAATTAAGAACATTCAGAAGTTCTACAAGTCAAAAGGAACACATAGTTCTATCAAATTTATTTTCAATACTATTGTCGCTAAAGATATTGAAAATAAACCAGAAGTTTATAATCCAAAGGACTTTACATACAAAGCGTCCAAGTCTGACTGGACTAATGTTTTTGCTATCAAGGCAAAAGTAGTTACAGGAGATCCAAAAAATCTTATTGGAAAGCAAATTGTCCAGCAACCAACTGATGAATATGGATATGCTTCTGCAATAATTGATAATGTATATGCAGAAGGAACCAGTGATGGAGAACAAATCTGGAATCTGGTTGTTGCTCCAGAGACTGTCAATGGTCTCTTTGAGATCTCAACTAAGACTAGACTAGAGAAAGAACTTCCTTCGACCTATGGTGTTGGAAAAAGAGTTGATGTATTTTCAACGATTGGTTGGGAGACCACAGGGTCATTCCTGATTGGAGATGAAGTTATCGAATTTGATGATAAGAATGTAACTCAGTTTATCATCAAAGAAAGAGGTGACATTCCTACTACTCATGCAGTAGGATCTTCAGTATATAAACCAGTAACCATTGAGGGGTCTGGAGTAACACTATTAACATTTGGTGTGGTTTATGGTCTTGCACCAGTTGTAAGAAATCCATACTCTTCAGTAGGTGATCGAATTCAAGTATCAAATCCAGGATTCGAGACTACTGATCCAAAAATTACACAAACGGGATCAAATCAGACTAGATGGGTGCTCTCTCAAGGCAATGCTGTCAATTCTCCAACTATTCCATATGTTGCTACAGCATTAGATCAAGTTTCTACTGATGTTTCTGCTATTTTTGCAGATGAGCAATATTACTATGTTACTAGTTCTTCTTTCCCATCTTACAAAATTTTAGATGGTTCTATCACTACAGACACTGTTGCTGATCAGAAGATCCTAAGAATTATTAGACAGAAAGCAACCAGCACTACAGAAATCTATAAAACACCAAAGCGCGATGTAGGTATTCTACTTAACGGTGTTCCAATTTATGGATATAAAGATCCCGAAAGTGTTAGGTATGGTAAATTAGAAAAAATTGATGTTAATACTCAGGGTAATGGATATGCAAAACCTCCATTTGTCCTTATCGATGATCTGCCAAACAAAGCAAGATCATTCCTTGCTGGTCAGGTAGTTGATAGTATTGAAGTAACCACTGAAGAGACATTCATCTCAACTCCAAAAATTACAATCACTTCTGGAAGAGGTGCAAAAGTCAGAGCAGTTGTAACAGGAGGAAAAGTTACTAGTCTGGTAATTGACGACCCTGGAGAGTTTTATTCATCTCCACCAATTGTCAATATCAGAGATAATCTAGGAAGAGGAAGATTTGCCAACTATCAAGCAATTGTCAATAGTGCAGGAGAGATTACTGGATTTGACCAAATTGAAGAAGGTAACTTCTACAATCAAGATTCTGTAGTTGTAGATATTATTCCTGTTGGATCAAACGCTAGTGGAACTCCTTCTCTCAAAGAATGGAACTTTAATAGATTCCAAAAGTTATCCAATAACTTAGATACTGACTACGGTCATCTATTTGAGAATTATAGTCCTGCTAATGACTATGGTTATGGTCACGTTGGAAATCCAAAAACTCTTCGTATTAGTCTCAATGACAATATTGACAATGCTGGATCAGAACCAGCTGTAAAGACACACTCTCCAATCATTGGTTTTGCTTATGATGGCAATCCAATCTATGGTCCATTTGGTCATGAAGATCCACTAGACCCCAACTCTTCTATTGCAAGAATGACTTCTAGTTATTCTCTCAATGGCACTAGATCTGGTGGTCCCTCAACCAGCGAGTATGCATTAGGAACATTTACAAATGATTATACCTATGCTCACAAGAGCGGTTCTTTAGACGAAAATAATGGAAGATTCTGCGTCACTCCAGATTTCCCAGAAGGAACTTATGCTTATTTCCTTACTATTAATAGCAATCAAATACCGCAATTCCCATATGTTCTAGGTGACAACTATTATTCTCTACCAGTAGATAGTAATTACAATTCTGGCATCAATCAAAATGATATTCCAAAAGATGCAAAGAGATTGTATCTCCCAGGAATGCCACGAAATGGCGAGGGTCTCATTGCCACAGTAGCAGAAGTAAAATCTGGTACAGTTGATAATGTTCTACTTGATAGATCATCAAGCAATTTCTCTATCAATTCTAAATTATACTTTGACAATAGAGGCACAGATGGATCTGGTGCAGAAGCATCTGTATCTTCTGTTAAGGGCAAATCCGTAACTTACTTAGAAAGCAAAGAAGATAAAGTTGTAAAACTCACAACAATTCAGAATGCATACCTGTTTGCAGATGATACTCTAAGACAACCAGCATCTGGAGCTTCTGGTGACATTGTTGGAACTGTGCAAAACGACAATGTAATTGTCCTAAGAAATGTTATCGGTACTTTCAATAACACTGGCACTTTCTCTGCAGATATCAAAACCTTTACTCTCTTCTTAGATAAGAATAGCACATATACAGAGGGAGCAACTCTTTCTCTAACTGATGGTATCAATCCACCAATTGCAACAGCAGAGGTATTGGATGGATCCAATAATCAAAATATCATTAGAATTAAAGTTTTAACAGGAACTTGGATTGTTGATGATGATTATTTCTTACAATCAAGTGACTTGTTCAATACCTCGGGAACAAAAATTGTAAGTCTTACATCCCTTAGTGATGACCTAGAACCATTTGATGTAAATCAAAATGTAGCATTAATTGAGACTGATGAGAATCATGGTTTGGGTATTGGTGATAATGTAGTCGTTGATATAAATCCCGACGATACCACAAAAACCAAGACATATTATCTAAGAAAGAGATTATATCAAGAGGTTGTTTTTAGGACTCCTGTATTTGATACTACAATTGATTTTACTGGAATTGGCAAATTTACAATCTTAAATGGTGGAGCAGATTATGCACCAGGACAATATCAAGATGTGCCATTGACTGGTGGATCAGGATCTGGTGCTACAGCAACCATTACTGTATCTGATGCTGGTTTGGTATCTAGTATTCAAATTCAATCTCTTGGTAAAGATTATCAGAGAGGCGATTACTTGTCCGTAGATGATGAGAGTCTATCAAGATCTTTAGCATCACTAAGCACAGCAAGATTTACTCTGTATGTTGATCATGTTGGATTTGCAGCAGGATCTAGTAAAGTCATTGTCAAAGATGCAAAAGGATATGCAGAAGGAGATTTGATACAGATAGGAGAAGAAGTTCTAGAAATCTCTTCTATCAATGGTACAGAACTCACTGTTATTAGAGCGAGAGAAAATACGAAAGATGTAGATCACTTTGATGGACAGAAAGTATCTCTCTATAATGGAAGATACAACTTTACTGATAACTATCAGGTACAAACTGGTGTTGGAACTGGTTTCATCAAATCTTACGATCCATCCACACAAACTGCTACGATTGTATTTGACTATGGAACGATAAAGAGCACCGCAAACCCAGTTGCTCTTAGCACTACATTCTTTGATTCAAGCAATCCTAATAGACTTGTTACTGTAGTATCAGTTAGTGGCATTGACTACAAGTTTGAGTTCTCTGAAGATAATCAAACATTCGATCCTAATCCTAACATTGATTTGCAGGAATATTATCGTTATGTTTTTGATACTTCACACTCATCTCTGACTGGAACTTTCTTCGATGTAAGTCCAAGTGGAAAGTTCAATCTAGTAACAGTAGAAAAAATCAATAGTACAATTCTTCCAGGAAACCCAGGAGCATTTACTGATCTAAAATTTGGTTTTGGATCTAGATTAGCAGGTAATACGTATCGTGACAAAGTAGGAACTAATTTTACAAATTTCTTCTACTTTGATAGAAATGACATTGTAAATGCTGACGGAAAGTATTTCAAGATTATACAGGATCCTTTACAGGGGTCAAAGACTGTAAATTATGTAACACCAAATAGATTTGTTTATGATTTGACATCTATTCCACTTTGGGATGGATCTGGAACTATTACATACACCACATCTGGACAATTTGCTGTTGGTGAGATTAATTCAATCAATGTTTCTAATCTGGGTCTAAACTACAAAAAGGTCCCTGTTATTTTGGGATGTGATCTCAGTTCTACTTTTATTGCTGAGGCAACAGTATTATTTGATACTGCTACACAAACAATAACTGGTGTCGATATTGACAAAAAAGGATCTAATTATGTAAATCCAAAAGTTGTCATCATTGACGGAGATGGTTTTGATGCAACATTCAATGTTGTTGCAAGAAATGGAGAGATCTTCTCTATTACTGTAGATAATCCTGGAAGAGGATATACTTATGCTCCAACAATTCAAATCATTGAATCTGATGTAGAAGCATATGTTGATAGTAATACTATTGGAACTCCACAAAGTATCAACATCTTCAGAAATGGTGGAGCATATCATTTAGACAAGACTGTATCTTCTACCTTTACAACAAAGTATGTAATTTCTCTGAAAGATTTTAGTGGCAATTTCCTAAAAGGTGAGAAGGTATCTCAGTCTATTAATGGTATTGAAGTATTCCGTGCCAAGGTTGCTGAATGGAGATCTGGATCTAATTTACTCAAATTAGATGATGTTGTGGGAAGTATAAGAAATTCCGTTTCTATCGTAGGAAAAATTTCTAATTCTTCTGGAATGGTTAGAACAGTATATGTAACTTCTCTCGCAGAAGAGATTGCATCATTCTACGATAACATTGGATCTTATCAGTCTGATAGAGGAAAACTTGGTGTTGCTAATCAAAAACTAACTGACAGTTTCTTCTATCAAGACTATTCATATGTTGTAAAATCTAAAACTCCAATTGATCAATGGAGAGACCTGATTAAATCTACAACTCATCCAGCTGGATTCAAATTGTTTGGTCAGGTTGATATCGAATCTGACGCTGAAATTAGAATGCCAGCTCAGTCTCCAAAGTCTGACAATTTTACTATTATTCAACTTTGGGATCCAGAAAAGAACAAGATTAGTGTAGAGAGCACCAGAAGAATTGTAACTCAGACTGTAACCAGTTCGAAGAGCACTAAAGAAATCAAAGGAGTTGGTACTGCTCATGCATCAGAATTTAATTTTTCTGAAACAAGAGCATTTGAGGTTACTCTTGCCGATCCTTTCAATGGAGTCAATGGTGTTGATGCAACAACTGGTTACACTGGTGGTGCAGAGAATGTTGGACAAAAGATTTTCCAACTCCTAGATGATCAAGGTAATCCCTTTACCCCAGTCAGTGCAAAGAATCTTATTATCACGTTGAATGGTATTCTGCAAGAACCAGAAGTTTCTTATACAGTGTCAGGTGATAAGATTGTTTTCTCCCAAGCACCTTTGGGTCCATCATCTAAATTGACTGGAACTAATCTTACAGATCTAACTTCTTATGATGGTACAGTATTCTATGGAAGATATATTGAGTTTAAAGATAATCAATATAACAACCAGTATTTCAAGAAACTGAGAAATATTTTCCAACGTAATGGAAGATGGTTAGATGCTGCAAATCAAATTGAAAGAAATAGAGAATTTATTGTTGAGGAAGCAGTAGGATATGGTAGAGAGAAGCATCCAAATCTAGATTGGAGCACTAAGATTGATGATTATCTGGAAGATGTTGGATTTATTATTGATGCATATGAACATGATGTACGTTTTGGTGGAAACATTAAAACTGTAGATTATCTCTCAATATTCAATTCAGATGATGATTACAATTATATCACAACTAATAAAACTGAGTCTTTAGATATATTCAAGTATGCTACTAACCTCGCTAAATTAGCAGTTAGAAACTGGGATGTTGTAGAAGAGAATGTTGCATATATTCAAGGATCTAGACAGGTAACAGTTGCCAATACTAACAATCTAGCTGTTGGAATGTTTATTAGTTCTGGTACTGCATTCGCATCTGGAACTAAAATTGTTTCTATTGACAGTAATACACAAGTCACTTTAAACAATGCTGCTCTAGCAAACTCTGGTGGAGGGGGTGGCGCTGCAGCAGGTGTCACTGATCTGAGTGGATCAACAGGAGGTAGTGATTACATTATTCCTACGAGCACAGGTGCAGTTCAACCTGGAAATCAGTATGCTGTAGATCCTGGTGATGTTTTACAAGCACCTATTTCATTCTCTGCTTCTGATAGTGCAACTTTCTACTTCAGCGGTATTAACAATGGAACGTTCTGGGATGCGTCGGATTTAATTGCTGGCAATAAAGAATATTTCAAGGAAGAAATTGCTGGGTGGTTTGCTGCACAATATCCTGGTGTTACCTGGACAGATGTAAGAAAAGATATTGACATTTATGTTGATGCTACTGTCTATCATTTGAGATTTGGTGGCAACTTTAAGATAGTTGATTTTGCACAACTATACTATGAAAGAAATCTTTATCCATATCCAGAGCAGTTGAAAGCAGGTGTAAGTCCTGCAGAATTTGCTGGTGCATATAATGAATTGAAAGTTCTTATGGTTGATGCCATGAGAAATAATTTAGGAATAGGAACATATACTTCTATTCCCCCATTCACAGATGGCACTGTAGCAACGGATACTTCTTTCCCATACTGTGCCCAAGTAGAAAGTTCTTTGAATAATTTCTACAGCATAATCAATACTATATTGAATGAAGGCAAAGGTTTAATAGAGAAAACCAACATCAATTCAAATTATGCTGGAAACTGGAGCAGAACTTTAACGTATTCTAATTACAATATAATTCCTGATCCCCTATTGACAGCACAGGAGTGCAACGATGTTATTTCATCTGTAGATTCATTGTTTGACAATGTAAGTGACATTCTTAATGGCACTAGTGTTACTAGATCTACTCCAGACTTCTTAGATGGAGAGACTACTACTTTTGAAATGTATTGGGATGATGATACAGAGGTCAATACTGAGGAAGACGAAGATCTATTCCTAACATTGAATGCTGTCTTACAGAGACCAAAATATACAGAATCGTATCCTCTTTCTGATGCATACTATATTGATAGAACAACTATTCCAAACAAACTAGTATTTGACGTTGCTCCTATTTGGGATCAAGACTTCGGTGCTAAGAGTATTGGCGAACCAACGGCAGTAGAACTAGTTGCTGGTATTGGAGTAGGAAACTACAAGAGATTAACTATTGATTATGCACTAGTAGATGAAGTTAGAGGTGGTCCTTTCTTAATTCTTGACGTTGAAGATAACACATCACAAGAAATTGAACAGCAAGATTACTTGTTTGTATTCTTAGATGGAGTTTTACAGAGAAGAGAATACTCTTATAGTGTAGCAGGATCTACAATCTCTTTCAACGTTCCAATTAAGAAGGATACCAAAATTGATATGAGATATCTCTATGGAAGAGATTTAGATCAAATTATCAATTTCCACGATTTTAATCAAGATACTTTCTATGCACAAGGTACAGTAACATTTGATGTTGCTTCTGGAGCAACTGAATTGTTAAACTGGATTGGAATTAATTCTTCCGAATCTTTCCATGCATGGCAAGTCAATCCTAATGGATCTTTCAATGTTATCGGACAACTTACAAATCCATCACAATCTTCCAACACATTAACCTTTACTCTTGAAGGTCAGAAATGTGATTTGATTCAAGGTGTTGATGTTGTTGTAGGAATTAAAGGAGATTATTCTAATAATAGAATTATTAGATTGAATTCTTCTGGATCCAGCATATCCTATGTTACTGATGAGGACGGAAGACTCAAACTAGCATATCCAGTATCAGAAAACGCTTGGCGTGGAACATTTATTGGTAAGTATTATAGAGATCCTTTTGTTTCTCTGTCAGATGAGGACTATGTAAGAATTGAGGGTGAGAGTGACTTTAGAAGAGTTAAGAAAGCACCAGAAACAACAACTTCTAAAGAACATAGAAATCAAGGATATGTTTCTGGTTCCAATTTTGGTATCGCTCAAGTCGAAGCATATAATGGTGTAACTAGAGGCGAAGGACTGAGTATTGTCGCCAAGATTGAAAACGGATCAGTTGTAAGTCTTGAGTGGAATCAACGTAGTTATGATCCTTTGACTCAACCAACTGCATATCAATATTATACACCACCAGTATTACATTTCATTCCAAAAAATGGAAATGGTGGCGGTGCTAAAGCAGTAGTTCTTGTAAGCAAAGGTCAAGTTATCAGTGTTGATCTGCTTGAGGGTGGATCTGGATACACAGAAGCACCAAGAGTTGTTGTTGCAAGAAGATATGAGATCTTGCAAGGAAGAGGATTTGGTGTTTCTACTATCAATGGTGGAATCAATTCGACTCTACCTGCATTTATTATGTCGTCATCTTCGACGATTACTGAACTTGGAAACCAAGTTCCTGGTGTAGAATCATTTACTACAATTCTCTTTGAGAGTCCTAGAGATCTTGATAGAGTAATTGAATGTGAGATTTATTTGGAAGAGAACGTTGGAACTGGTCTCACTGCTGGTGTTAATAGCATTACAACCCTCTCGGGTGGTGTAGGTACAATCGTTACTGTTACGGCATCAACAGCACCAAATGAATACGTATCTATTATATCTGGTCGCGTTGATGATATTATTTCTACTTCTTCTCTGATTTCTTCTAGAGAAGTCACTTCTATAGTAACTAACCAGATTGACAATACTGATATTAATGCTGGTCATTACCATTCTGTTGGTGCATTCTTGTCTATTGATTTGGATCCAACCGACAACATTGTATTTGTTCCCGATGTTACTAAGTTTAGTTCTAATGGATACTTACAGATTGGAACGGAAGTAGTTAGATACTACCGTAAAGGTTTTGGAAGATTCTTGAATGTCCAGAGAGGACAAGAGGGAACAACTGCACAGTTACATCCAGCAGGAACATTTGTATTACAGATTCCAGATCCAGTATCTGTAGCATACGGTGGCGTCACTAGAATTGAATCTGATTCTCAAGTTGTTACTATGAGAATAGCATCGGATGTAGGAACAACTGAGAGAGTTACTGGTATTCAAGTAATTACTCCCGATGTAACAATTGAAAATACTTCTACCGTAACTGTAGTTGGAGTAGAGATTTCAGCATTCGTAGATTCTATCACTAGCGTAGTCATTCCTCCTGGTGAGAGAGTAGTTTCTGTTGAAATTACTGCAGATCAAACTAACTTCCTATCATCATCTTCTACACAAGTTTCTAACTCTGTACTATCAGTACAGACAAATTCTCAGTTGAGAAAAGAGACTCTAGAAGTTCTTCTATTCACTCCACCATCTGGTGTGATTGATGGATATGAGGAATCTGTAATATTCAGTGATCCAATCTTAACGAGAGCTGGATTCATTGATATTCCTGAACCATATACTGTTACACAAAGAGATGGTAATATTGTTGCTATCACTAATTCATCAGGAACTTCGACAGAATATGTTGGTCAATATACAACTGGAAATGCTGGACCAACTTTGAAGAACTTTGATCAAATTCTAGATGATGGTGTATGTAATGTTTCTGGATTGTCACTACTAGATATTGAATTCTACTATCCAAACTTGACAATTAATGATTTTGTGGAGCGTGCGAATTCTAGTTACACTCTAGCAGGTGATTACTTCAATCTTGCTACCGCATCAATTCAAAATCCAGTTGCTATATCTGACACTCAGGGATTGATACCATCTACAATTAATGTTCTTGGATCAACCACATACTTCCCAAGTGAAGGATACTTATTTACTAGCACTGGAGCAGTTATTCAATATACTGGTACAACTGCGAACTCATTCACTGGTTGTACTCTTTATAGTGGAATAAACAGCATTAATCTTCTTGATGAGTTGATCCCCTTCTCAATTTCCTAAATAACTGCATAAATATAAATAACTCAGGCACAAATTACGTCGGAACAGAAAACCAATGGCTGCTATTATCTCTGATAAGTTTAGAATTTTTAATGCGTCTCAATTCCTAGAGTCGCTTTCTGAGGGTGCTACCGATACTAGCGCCGAGCGTTCAAGAATGTACTTCTTCGTAGGACGCCCTCAAGAATGGTCCGCATACCTAGAGGTCCATACGAAGTCTTCAACCAACTTTACTGTTGGCAATGAGGTCTTTGTTGGAACTTATGGATCAACAGCATTCCGTGCTACGGTTGCTGCTGTTTATGACGGTGCCCTCCTTCTATCGAGTATTTTTGGAGCAAACGGAATCAGTTCTGTTCCTCCACTAGGCAGCACTCTTCTCGAAACTGCAGATGGTGGTTCTACTACTACCAGTGCTACTGCTGTTACTGGAGTCTATCGCTACGCAACAGAGGACATTCCCCCTCTTCCACTAGACAACCAGGACGAGAAGTTTGGTCTTTACGACGAAATTATTGCCGCTAAGAGAATTACTACCGCTTATGCTAGAACAGTAATTCGTCGTTACAACTGGGATGTCGTAACGAACCCTAAGTTTGACATGTGGAAACCTGACTACTCTGCTACCCCTGGTGGCGGTGGTCAAGTTGGTAAGCAAACTGCAACAGGTGCAAATAGCATTGCTGATGCTAAGTTCTATGTAATGAACGGAACTTACGAAGTATTCAAGTGCCTCTACAACGGCGAAAACCCAGCAAACCCAGCTGGTCAAAACGCTACTGAAGAACCATCAAGAGGTGGAGCAAACTATAACGCTGCTACTGGTTTATACACTGAAACTACTGGTGCTGGATACATCTGGAAGTTCATGTACAAACTAGAAATCGATGATGCTGTAAGATTCCTCTCATCAGATTTCCTTCCAATCGTTCTAGCATCTAACACCTCAAGACAAGAAGCGACTGCGCTTGCTGTTGATGGTGCTGTTGATGTTGTTCTAGTTGAGAATGCTGGTACAAACCTTCCTGCTTCACAGACACTATACACCTCCATCAAAGGAGACGGTGCTGGTGGAGTAGTTGCTTTCGACACTGATGGTTCTGGTAGTATCACTGCTGCAAGAATCGAAGCAAGAGGATCAGGTTACACTTATGCTAACGTTCTCCTCGGCAACGGCAACCTCTTCTCTGATGCTGGTCTATCTTCAGCAGTTGCAACTGCTGCTAACGCTGTTGGTGCTCTAGAAGCAATTCTACCTCCACAAGGAGGACACGCATGGAACCATGAGCAAGAGTTGAATGGTAAGCGTGTCATGACCAACATTCGCATCGAGTTTGCGGAAGGTCAAGGAGACTTCCCTGTTGATAACGACTTCCGTAGAATTGGTATTATCAAGGATCCACAACTATGGGGCACTACTGATTTTGCTACTGCAGACACTCTTTCTGGTCTCAAGGCAATTAAGATCAGTGGAGCAACTGCAGACTATATCCCCGATGAGACCATTACCCAGACTGTAACTGGTGGTACTGCATACGGTACTGTCGTTTCCTGGACACTAGATCAGGGTTCTACCACTGATGGTGTTCTCAAGTATCTCCAAACAACAAAGGCACATACCGATCAAGGTGTTGTTCGTGCATTCGAGAGCAATGGTGCAAACGCAGTTAGCGGCGGACTATCTGCTGCTTCTGGAACTGTTGATACAGGATATGCTGGTTCTCTGCTAGGTAAGACCTTCGCATCTGGTCTTGCTGCTCCAGAAATCGAGAACAACTCTGGTGAGGTAATTTACGTCGAGAACCGTCGTCTTATCACCCGTGCTCAAGACCAGATTGAAGATATCAAACTAGTTATTGAGTTCTGATTCCTAGAAACTTCGCTAAATACTTCTACGAGAATATTAGTATTATCGGCGGAGTACAATGCCTCAGAAGACTAACCTTAATGCATCACCATACTACGATGACTTTGACGTAAATAAGAATTTCTATAAAATTCTTTTTCGTCCTGGTTACTCTATTCAAGGTAGAGAATTAACTCAACTTCAATCGATTCTACAGAATCAGGTTGAAAGTTTTGGAAAATACGCCTTCAAGCAGGGACAGTTAGTTGTCCCTGGAGAAGTAGGTCTTAATACAAAATTAGATTACGTAAAACTATCCTCTGTATCTGAAGTTGCAGTTGGGGAAGGAAATGATATCGTATATAAAAAATACGATATTACCTTACTCAAAGGACTACAGATCAGAGGATTAAATTCTGGCGTATTAGCAACAGTTCTCGATGCTAATACTGCTACAGAAGAAGCAGCAGACACACTGTATGTAAATTATCTTAACAGTGGTAATTCTAACTCAGAGGAGACCTTCAGACAGGGAGAAACCATTGAGGTAGTAGATGGTGTAAATACTCCACTAATGGTTGTTGGAACGGACGGTAGTGTCCTTCCAACCAGCATTCAAGTTACCAACCCAGACACAGGAGAGGTTACTTCCCTAGAAAGTCCAGCAATGGGTTATGCTTCTGCTGTAAAAGTAGAAGAAGGTATTTACTTTGTCAATGGATTCTTTGTAAGAAACAACGAAGAACTTTTGATCATTGATGAGTATTATGACAAACCATCTGCAAAAGTTGGTTTTGTTATCAATGAAGAAATTGTAACTCCAGAAGAAGATCCAAGTCTCTACGATAATGCTATTGGATCATCGAACTATACAGCACCTGGAGCTCATAGACTAAAGATTAACCTTTCACTAAAAGAGTTTGCTGTAAATGCAATCACTGATAGAAACTTTATTCAGTTAATCACTGTTCTTAGAGGAGTCATTCAGAAAAAAGTCACTCCAACAAATTATAGCATTCTTGAGCAAACTCTTGCAAGAAGAACTTATGATGAAAGCGGAGATTATGTTGTAGATAATTTCTCTGTTGATGTCAGAGAATATGCTCAGAAAGATAATAACAACGGAATTTATGCAGTAGATGACATTGGTCTCTACAATGGTATTTCTGCTAGTGAAGCATCTAGAAAGATGGTCGCTAGCATTGGACCAGGAAAAGCATATATTAAAGGATATGAAATTGTCAATAAAGAGACCAAATATCTTGAGATCAACAAAGCAAGAGAAAGTCTATCTAGCGATAATGTAACTCTAAAGACTAGAGGACTTCCAACATTTAGTGTTACTAACGTTTATGGTAGCACTCCATTAAACAAAGAAGGATCTGATCTTACAGCATATCCTGATGTATTCTTATATTCTACATTTAATGATGGTTCTATTGGATTAAGCAATACAGAAGCATCTACAGATCACAGACAAACTTTGTCTAGAAGAGGCAAAATTTTCTCTTCCAATGATGCAATCAAAACTATTACAATTCAAGTAACTAGTGCTACTAATCCTCTAATAGGGATCACTGATGGAACTTTCGAGAGTCAAATTGGAACTCTATATTATGTTACCTCTAGAGATGACACAGGATCTGCTACTTCTATTGGATCTGTAACTTCTCTATCATTTGCATCCGTAAATAGACCTCTCATCAATTCTGCCGAGTCAGTTCAATTCTTAGAATTGACAGTGTTTGGAGACAAAGATGAAGTAGATCTACTTCTAAGAGAGTATGACGATGGAGATCCTGGATATATCAGAAGATTATATCTCTCACAATCCGATGCTACCATAGGAGAAAACGAACTAGGATTTGTTGTTGATTATAGCGATACCATTACTCCTGTAATTGGTAAAGTAAAACCAAGTAATTTCTCTCTACAAAGCAGAGGAGATGGTTTTAATCCTGATGCCGATATCGTTCTGTCTAAGGGAAGACTATCTGCAGGAACTGCTGCTTACAATGCTGTTTTTGGATTCTCTTATTTTGATCCTTCATTCTTTACAAAAATCTTACTAGACTCCAGAATCCAATCTGAAACTTTTGATGAAGGAAAGTATGTATTCGGATTGACTAGTGGTGCATATGGTGTAGTTGAAGGAGCTCCAAATGGAGTATATACTACGACCAATATGCTTTTTGTGAAAACTTTATCTGGTAATTTTGTTTCTGGTGAAACAATTAGAGATGAAGCTGGAAATACTCTCAAGATTGCGACAAATAATACTATTTCACACTTTGTTGTTCAGAACAGAGGTCTTGGTTATTCTTCACTATCGACTCTGTTAATCAATGGAGTTGAGTATGATTCATCTAAGATTCAACTTTCGATTGCTGGAGAAGATGCAACAGGCAAAATTTATAAAGTAGAAATCAAAGACAGAAATTCTGTTAATATTGAATACGCACAACCACCAGCAGTAACTGCATTGCAGGCAGAGGGAGTTGCACAACCACAAACAGCAGCTGCAATTGTTCCAGTTCTGGTTAGAAATGCAGTTACAACATACACACCACAGAATGTAAAATCAATTGGTTGCCAATACGGATCTGGAAATGCAAATACATTCACAGCAGATTTAGTAGTAGATAGTCAAACTTATTCTGAAATTAAATCGGTTACTGATTTTACTTTCTTTGGATCAAAAGGTTATAAGTTTATTGAATCCACAAGTTTCAGTGCAGACGCTAGCGGTGTTCTACAGCAGGGAGACCTTATTCAATTCTCTGATGTCGATAACAATCTTGTTAGAGCAGTTGTACAGTATGCAACTGAGCAGTCTGGACCATCTAAGACCAGAGTATATCTAGATATTGCTCTACCAGGAGATGTAACAAACACAAGTATTGTTAGACTGAGACCTAAGGTACAGAATCCAAATGCAGGAACTCTAGTCTTCCCAACTGGTAGCAAGCAAGTAGAACAAATTTCTGCTGGTGGTGATGACACCAAGATTAAGTATTACTTCAGAAGAGACTTTGTAACAACTGCATCTTCTGGTGGTGGAACCATTACGTTTGCAGCTCAGTTGCCATTTGGTACTCAGAGATTTGTTGCTTTCAATGAAGATAACTATATCATTACTGTCTTAGATCCAGGTGATGCACCAGACTTGACAGTTGGAGATATTGTTTATGTTCCTACTGATAGCGTAGAAATTACATCTGCTACCGATACTGCTAGTGGTCTTACATCTGGTAGTATTAGTCTTCAATTACCATCAACATATTTTGGAACTATTCCTACCAACGGAACATTCCCTAAACTAAAACTTTCCTCAACTATTGAAGTTACCAACGCAAAACCAAGACTAAAGACTTCTGTAGAAAATAAGAGAATCGTTATTAGTGCATCTGGTGACAGAGTAATTCCTTTCAGAGGAACAGACTACGACAGTGAGGTCGTAGAAATTCTGACTTATTCTGATGCATACAAGTTGAACTTTGTCTATGAGGGAACTGCATCTCAAGCACCAACTATCGACAGTGCTGGTAACTTGATTTCTGGAACCGATGTTACTGATAGATTTACATTTGATAATGGACAGAGAGATACTATTCTAGATGTCTCAAGAATTGTTCTAAAACCAGGATTTGAAGCTACCTCTGGTCAATTGGTAATCTCCTTTGATTACTTCGAGCACTCTCAGGGAGACTTCTGTACAATCGACAGTTATCTCCACGAAGCTGGTGTAACAGAGGATGAAATTCCTGGATTTAATTCTGCTGTCCATGGAAACCTAGAATTGAAAAATGTAATCGACTTTAGACCAAAAGTTGATAGCAATGCAATCATTCCAGGATTCCAAGATCAGTCTTCTCTATCTGTAACTACTGGTCAGTTCTCTGGTCCTGGTTCTGTCATTGCTAGCACTCCTGCTCCAGATAACAATCTCGAATACACATTCTCGTTTAGTCAAATTCAATACCTTGATCGTATTGATGGAGTGTTCTTGAATAAGAAGGGCGAGTTTATTGTCAAAGAAGGTAACTCATCTCTCAACCCAACCAAACCAGATCCAATTGAAGATGCAATTCCTCTCTTCTATGCTTACATCCCTGCTTACACATCTTCGAGTAAGAATGTAAGAATTACTCCAGTTGATAACCGTCGTTACACGATGCGTGACATCGGTAAATTGGAGAAGCGTATTGAGCGTCTTGAGTATTATACAACACTTAGCATTCTTGAGCAACAAGCTCTCAATATGCAAGTTAAAGATAGTATTGGATTAGATAGATTCAAGAGCGGATTCTTAGTCGATAACTTTGAAGAGCATAGAGTTGGTAATATTTCCTCAGCAGATTACTTATGCTCCATTGACAGTCAGCAGTCTGTTCTTAGACCTCAGTCTAAGGAAGACTCTCTAGCACTAAGAGAAGTCAATACAAGAGAAGATCAAAGAACAGTTGCTGGTTATCAAAAGACTGGCAATGTAGTTACTCTTCCATATACATCACTATCTCTGCTTGGCAACAATTTTGCTTCCAAGACTCTAAACCCAAATCCATTTGTTGTTATTCAATATGTTGGTGATGCTTCTATCAATCCATCTATTGATCAGTGGTATGATGATACTGTAGAACCTCTAATTGTAAATACCAATACAAGTCTCTACAATATCTTTATTGCAAAAGAAAATGTTAGAGATTCATTCTCCAGTCTATTCAATTCATTTGCTATCAACTGGGTAGGAACTTCTTCAAGTTTCACTTCAATTGTTTCTCTTGGAGAAATCAATACTCTAGAAGCAAATGCAACTGTAAGCATGGCGTCTATTGGCAGTTCTTCTAATGTCAATCCACAAAACAATGAGGTTGCTAAAGGAGTCCAATCTAAGACTGTTGGTAATAGTATTGTTTCCGATTCTCTTCAGTTCTTTGCTAGAAGCATTCCAGTTAGATTTGTCCTCAGAAGATTAAAACCAAATACTAAAGTTTCTGTATTCTTAGAAGGAAGAAATATTGACAGATGGGTTAATCCAGACTTTAGATTTACTGGAACTGCAACAAACTCCCTATCAGCATTTAATGGTGATATTGTTACTGACGAGAATGGTAATGCCAGTGGTTTGATTCTAGTTCCTGCAGGACATCCACCAAGAGAAAACTCTACTTGGACTGGAGATGTTGCTACCGTTGATTATGATTCTTCATTCGAGGAAGTAAGAGTAACAGCAGGTGTAAAAACAATTAGATTTACATCTAGTGCTACTGATGAAAACAAAAATAATGTCGATACATATGCAGAAGTTAAATTCTATGCTACTGGAGTTCTACCACAGAATCCTTCAGGTATCGTATCAACAAAACCAGCATACTTCAAGGCAAATGAGGGTGTTCAGATAGTTGATAACAATACAGAAAATCCAATCAGACCAAACCCACTAGCACAAACATTTAAAGTTGAAAACTATGATGGTGGATTGTTTGTAACTGGTATTGATCTATTCTTTAATAAGAAGAGTTCTAACATTCCAGTTAAAGTATATTTGACTGATGTAGAAGGTGACAAACCAGGAAAAAATATTGTACCTGGAACTGAGAAGACTCTAACTCCAGATACGTATTTGAAAATCTTCACTACTGGAACGGTAACAGTTGATGTTGGTGAGTCTGTAATTGGATCTAGTTCTGCAGCAAGTGGTCCTATCAAGAAGATCATTGACAAGAATGGTGTCGAATTAATTCCATCATCAACTGGAAAGATTGCAATAACAAATGAGCAAGTATATACTCTAGTATTGAGTAATCATAATGGAAGATCTTTCCAACAGAATGAAAATCTAACAATCGGTTCTGTCACCACTGCTAACAATACAAACGGAACTAACTTCACAGTAAGTATCGCTAAAGACAGTGGCAAGGTTTCTAACATAAAAATCACGAACCCAGGAGCAAATTACGATAGTGCTATCTTGACAATTGAAAGTCCTCAAATTCCAGGAGGATCAGTAGCTACTGCAAGAATCGATGTTTCAGACGGCAAGATCTATAATGCAGAAGTAGTCCTCAATGGTTTTGGATATACAGAACCACCTGCCGTTGTAATTAAAGGTATCGGAAATGGGGCAGGAGGATGTCAAGTAGAAACGTTTATTGATATTGATACCCCAGCAGTTAGAATGGGTGTTGCAATTGATGACGTTGAGGTTTCAGGTGCGATTGAGTCTTCTACTCCAACCTACTTTGCATTTGATAATCCAATCTATTTGCAAAATGATACTGAGTATGCACTAGCAGTAGAAACTGATTCTGTTGATTATGCTATTTGGGCTTCTCGTCTAGGAGAAACTGATGTAGCTACGAATACAATTATTACCACACAACCATCTCTAGGTTCTGTCTATAGATCACAAAATATTGATACTTGGACAGAAGACATCTTTGAAGATATTAAATTCACTCTATACAGAGCAGAGTTTAGTATTACAAGACCAGCAGAACTTGTTCTTACTAATGAGAAGTTAGGTTATGAGAAACTAGATACTAATCCATTCAAGACAGATGCATCTTCTAACACAAATGCAACTTCTCTATTGTTTGGCAACAACAATTCTATCGTGAAAGTCGCGCATAGAGATAATGGATTTGAGGATCGTGGAAATTCTTATGTATTCTACAGAGGAGCACAAGAAACTGCTGGTATCACTGCAGAAACACTGAACAGTGTATTGTTCCAGGTTGATAATTCTGGTATCGATACTTATACTATTAGATCAACAAACCAGTCTGCTGGTAATGCTGTTGGTGGTGGTTCTGATGTTTTTGCAACTTACAATAGAAAATTTGAAACTCTATATCCACAAGTTCATTATCTGTCATTCACTGGAACCACATTAGAATCTACTGTTAAAACTACAAATGTAGTTCCTGTAGATTCTACTACTACAAATTATACATCATATTCTCAGACAGATTATGAAAAGACATTCTTGAATGAACCACATTATTTTACAAACCAGAAGATGGTTACTTCTGAGATCAATGAGACTCTTAATAGTCTTGATACATCTTTAGAATACAAGTTGTCTCTATCATCTACTGTCTCATATCTCTCACCACTTGTCGATCTATCTTCTTGTTCTGTTAAGACAATAAGCAATAGAATTGAGAATGGTTCTGGAACTGAAGATCGCTATGGAAGAAGAAATCAAGTTGTTTCCTTCTATCCTATCTACAGTTTCACCTTGACTGGAAATCAAAATACAGAGATTCAGAGCAATCAAACAATTAAAGGCAAGACTTCAAAAGCTGCTGGAACTATTGCTAAGATTGATGGATCTACAGTTTTTGTTAGAATCAAAACTTCTCAGATCTTCGAGAAAGGTGAGGAAGTTGATCTAGGAAATCAACTCTCACTATCTGGTGTCACTGTTGATAGTGCTTTGACTCAAATAATTACCAGCATTAATGATGCATCTGTAATTGTTGCTAGAAATCCATCTATCATTCTAGAAACATATGAAAATATCATTACTGGTAGAGCAGTTATCTGGAATAATAAGACACAGGAACTAACTGTAAGAAATGATGCTAGACCTATCAATGATGATTACAACGGAAGAATTATCGACAACGTTCTATTCAATAGAAATGCTGTTGTAAATGCTCAAGTTGCTGATATCTTCCGTGTTGGAGATTTTGTTAAGTATCCCGATCAACCAGATGATGAAGCATCTTTCCTAGAAATCTCCACTGTATCATACACTAATGGTGTTGAGTTTGTAGCAGAAAATACTTCTAAGAATAGTTCTTCGGTTGCTAAGTATGTTACCAAGGAAGTATCTATTTCAAGTCCTGCTACAACGATTGATGTTAGATTGACTGCTAACCTCAAAGATGTATCTAATGTTGCTGTCTTGTACAAGTTCAAGAAAGCATCAAGTCAAGAAAACTTTGATGACATTGATTGGCAGTATTTCAATGTAGATGGATCTCCTGATACTTTAGAAATTGCAAACCCTGAAAATACAATTTCTTCAATTGTAGAAAAGCAAAGTTCATATCAAGAACTTGCATTCAGTGTTTCTGACCTACCAGAGTTTTCATCTTTTGCAGTGAAGGTGGTTATGAAGGGAGTAGATCCTGCATTCGTTCCAAAAATTCAAGATATCCGATCTGTTGCATCGTTCTAATTTCCGCGTATGTCATATATCAAAGTGTCGGGGCATGATGGTCTTGTCAGAGACGAGACCACAGGTGCCATCTTGAATCGCGACGATTCTGCTATCCAAGCGAGACGTAAACAAAAACAGTTGAATTCCGCGTTGGATGACATAAATAACTTGAAGGATGAAGTATCTGAAATCAAAGCCTTACTGCGAGAGTTAATCAAAAATGCCAGCAATTAATGTCGCCAGAACTGACACCTTTGAGCAACAAAGGGTCAAAATCAACGAAATCGCAGAGGATCTATTTGATCTTACTGGAGGATCGGGTGGTGCTACAATTTCTCCAGCAGGAGTTTCTCTACAAGATGGTACAAAATCTGCTCCAGCACTGACCTTTCAGTCTGACAATAAATTAGGTTTATACAAAAATAATTCTAATACTATCGGATTTGTTAGCAACGATAGATTAGCATTTACATATAATGATTATGGTACATATTTTGAGAATGATTTATTCCTAAGGAATAACTTTCTAGATGATACGTATCTCAACATCACAGAGACTGGATCTGAATATGATGTAGGAACTTACTCCAACGTTGCTTTGTTTGGTGGTAGTGGAGTAGGAGCTGAAGCAACTATTGTCATCGCAGAATATAATGGTCAAGAAACTGCAAACAGTAATGTTGATGAGTATGTAACTGGCATATACTCAAATATTCCTCTGGGTGGTGGAACAGGAAGTAATGCAGCAATTGACTTCCAAATCGTAACTACAGAAGTAGCAACCAAGGGAATTATCCAGAATGGTGGAACCGAATATTTTCCAGGTATTTACACTAATGTAGCACTGGATGGTGGAACTGGAAACGGTAAGGTAGCAGACATTGAAGTAACTGGTAGTATTACATTTAATTCTACTATCTCTAATGCTGGTACTGGTTATGTTGATGGCACATATCCAAGTGTTCCTGTTGATAACGTTCCAACACAGACTATCAACCTAACAGTTGCTCAAAGAAAAGAGTTATTATTTACATACGGAAGACGTTACGAGTGGAACGTAACTGACGACGGAGCAAATACGAATTTTGTTTTTGCTGGAGCAACTTCTGGAAATAATGTTGCTATTACTGCCGAAGAGGGAGATTATTTAGTATTCAATATTAACACACCAGGACATCCATTCTACTTACAATCAGTAGCAGGACCATATGATCCAGCAAATGTTTTAATTGCTGCTGATGGTGTAACAAATAATGGTACTGAAAGTGGTACTATTATTTTTGATACCAGTGAAGTTTTTGCTGGAACTTATTACTATGTTTGTGGAAACCATGGTTCGATGACTGGCACCATCACCATTGGAACTAACACAGGAAACTCATTTGCTGTTGGAGATACTATTGTTGGTGCAAGTGGAAGTGGCACTGTTGTTAATTTTAATGATCAACTTGGAGCACTTTATTTTTCATCAGTAACTGGATCATTTACAGTTGGAGAAGAAATTTCTGCTGCTGGCGCGTATGGAGTTGTAAAAGCAGTAGTTACAGATAAGTATCAATACTTACTAAATGGTACTGATACCACTGCACTTAATACATCTGTTGATTATTCTCAAACTATTTTATTAGATACTTCAGATGCATCAAACAGTGGGTATGACATTGCTCTTACTGATGATTTTGGAGTAACACTAGACAATACAATTGTCAGATTAAAGAATTATGGCACTCCTGGACTTGCTGGTGCATATTCACTGCTAATCATAACACCAGAAGTTGTAAATCAATCTATTACTGGATTAGGACTTACGCCAAGCACTGGTCCAGATGGAAGAGGTATTATTTTTGCAATATCTGCTACTCCAGCTATTGGGCAATATATTCTTGATCAAACCGCAAATGTAGAAGTATCTGGCGGTTCAATTATTGCTTGGGATATAGCAACTCTCGGAGCAAATTGGAAGTCAGGAGACCAAGTAACTGTAGATAACTCCTATCTTGGTGGAACTGGATCTGGTGCAGTAGTAGCATATACGTCTGTCACAATTGTTGGTACAGTTACTACTGTAACAATTACAACAGAAGGTATTGGATACGTAGAAGGAGATATTCTTTCTTTCAATAATTCTATTACAGGAAATAGCGGATCTGGTTTTGAATATAGAATCTCAAACCGAAGAGCAATTTCCGATATTGTATTTGTCAATAGAGGAACTGGATATGTAGTAGGAGATATTTTAAGACTACCACCAGATCCAGGTAATTATGGTGGAGATGATGGATTTGAGTTTGAGATTACTAAAGAGGGAACTCTCGAAAGTATTACAATTACAGATCCTGGTAGAAATTACTATACAGGTGATGTACTTCAATTAGATAGAACTGCTCTTGTAGCAAACCCAGCAGGACTGTCTGGTAACGAAATAGAAGCTTCTATTGCAGTTACTGATATTGATAGTACAATTCCAATTACCATAAGTAATACTGGTGCATTATCTGTAACTGGATCTGTTACATCTACAACGGTAACGGCAAACACCGTAACTGGAAATACAACTGTAACCTCTCCTTTAGGAACATTTACAAATTTAGAAGCAGATAATATTCTGCCAAATTCTACTAATAATATATCAGTATCTTCTCCACTAGGGAATTTAAATATTGATGCAGGATATATTTACGTTGGTGGTGTCAATGGCACTACACTCACAGTTGTTCCACTAACAGGAAATGTTACTACCACTGGAGTATTAAAAACTACTAACGAACTAAACGTAAATAATATTCTTTCTATTGTAGATAATAATATTTCCGTAGTTGGATCAGGTGATGATCTACTTCTAACCCCAGATGCAACAAAAGTTGTAAAGGTAGATGCAAATTCTGCTCTAACAATTCCAGTAGGATCTACTGCTGCAAGACCCCCATTAGGATTTGCAGCGGATGGACAAATTAGATTCAACACAGATACAAATCAATATGAAGGATATAGTGCTACGAATACTTCGTGGTCTTCCTTAGGTGGTATTAGAGACCTAGATGGAAACACATACATTCTAGCAGAACAAACAGTAGGAGCAAACGATAATACTTTATGGTTCTATAATGATGGTGACAACACTGTAAGATTTACTCCATTCTATCAAGAATTTGTAGAAGTTAAAAAAGTAAGATCTGTAAATGTAACTGCTCCTGCGTATGTAAATTGGACTGCTAACACTCCTGTTGTTGCTGGAGATTATCTAAAGTATAAGCACGACATTTATATCGTAATTTCTCCTGGAACAACTGGCGTAACACAAGATCCACCAACTGATACTAGTGGTAATACATTTACAAATGGAACTGCAACTCTGCAGTATTCCGCATCTGCTGTAGCGGATCTAACTTTTGAGGAGATTGGCACTTTAAAAATTGGTCCTGATACAGATGTACCATTAAGCATTAGCAGTGATCTAAGACTTGTAGGCAGCACTGTATCCACAGATATCAGTGATCTGACCCTAGCACCAAATACTGGAAAGAAAGTTGTAGTTGATGCTAATACAACTTTGGCAATTCCAGTGGGAACAACTGCTGAAAGAGGTATTCCTATTCAGGGATCAATTCGTTTCAATACCACAACTTTCACATATGAAGGTTACGATGGAACTAACTGGGGTTCTCTTGGTGGTGTAAAAGACGTTGATCAAAATACTTACATCATCCCAGAGACTGCTCCTGGTGCAAATGAGAACACATTGTTCTTCTATAACGATGGTAACAATACTGTTAATTTGACTACCGCAAATCTTGAGATGCGCGGAGTTGATTCTATTAGCAGTCCTGTCTCAAATATCCTAGAATTTACTGCTTCCACAATTCTATTTGATAATGCCACAACAACCCTCGACAACACTGCTGTAGATACTACATTTTTACATACATCAAAACAATACTTTGATCTTGGTCTTTCTTCTGGACTTAATACTGATCCAGTCTTACGTTTGGATGATCAAGGTGATGTTTATTTCAATATTGGTTTTGGCACAGGAACCTTCTCTGGAGTTAAAGTTTTTGACGGAGAACTAAAAGACTTCGAACTTGCTGATTATCAGATTGTAACGGAAACAATTAACTTGGATAAGGGTACTATCGATTCTGGTAGTGCTGATTTGTATGCAACTTCTGTCGCAATGGGTTCTAAGGTAACAGTTTTTGCTAACAATGCAACTACTGGTGAGAGAGAATTTATCGAGTATGCTGTTATAGATAATGGAACAGATGCATTCCACACTGAGTATGGAAATGTAAGATCATCTGGTCAGCTCATTTCAACTGGTATTGAATTGACAGGAGCAGGTATCGTGAGAATTAATATTGACTTGGATGCAAGTGTGGCAGCTAATGATTTGGTTAATATTAAAGTAATTTCACAACTCGCTAAGAAATAAAAATGGCAACTACAAAAGATAAATTTGACTCAGTTGGTGGATTCTCTATCGATAAAACTGTCGTTGTTGATGAACTTAGAAACGCTAAAGATTTCAATACTTTAGAAATTAAAAACGCTGAATTTACAGATAGTAAAACCGTCAATTATATATTGAGGGGAGTAAATACAGCTGTATTACAATTGGATACAGTTGGTTCTCAAATTACAATTGATAATAACACACTCAATTTTGTCACAGGTCATGTAATTGCTGTCAATCCTTCAGGGACAGTTTATTCTGAAAAGATAGAAAGTGTTGTTACTTGTGACAATGCTGGTTTAGTGTCTGTTTTGTCAAGTATGAATACTGTTATCAAGGATGATATTCCATCAGGACAAACTTGGGAGATATCTCCTCTGGGAGGAACTAATAGATTTTCATACTCGACCACAAGAGCTGGTACAACGAATGTTATCAAGTGGGTTGTTAGCACTCAAGTAGTAAGTATTGCATGGCAGTGATGCTAAATATAAGTTAGGACAGTAGGCGCAGGTAGTCAGCACCATGAGTTTTAATATCAATTCCGATAAAGAGTTTGTAAGAGGTTCTCAACCCAAACTCATCGGTGATAACGAACTTACCATTCGATCGGGTACAGGCTCGTTAGAAAAAGAAATCCTTCGTGCTCAACTTGATAGCAATACTGGATTGCCTCGTGTTGGTATCAATAGAACTGGGCAAAGAGTTGATACGATTAAAATCACCGCTGGCGGTTCTGGATATACTAGCGCACCTTCCGTAACTATTTCTCCCCCAGCAGCTGGTGGAGTTCAAGCTCTTGCTTCTGCCTTCATCTTCAATGGTGAAGTAACTACAATTGCTGTTAATAATCCAGGAAGTGGATATACTTCTGCACCAACAGTAACATTTTCTGGAGGTGGTGGTGTAGGTGCTGCTGCTACAGCAACACTCGATACGGTTGATTTTGAATTAGATATTTCTGGTGCTATCAGAACTTCTACTTCTATCATTTCTGATACTGCAAGAATTCTCAACCTAGATGTTGATAATCTAATTAGTCCTGATCTAAATCACAGAGCTCCAAACTTAAAAACCTACGCTAACGCTACAGGAACTCTTTGGTCTGCAAGTGTTTTCTTACAGAAAGATTCATACAGATATTTTGGATCAAATATTTATCAAGTAACAGTTTCTGGTACTACTGGAGCAGATGCTCCAACTCATACTGATGGCGAAGCAGTCAATGGTACTGCTACACTAAAGCATATTGGTTTTAGAGTAGATGATAATGAAGCGTTTGGATATGGAACAACAGGAGAATCTGGTGTATATCCAAGATCTATTACACCTGTACTTGGTGACAGATCTGATAAGATTGCAACTACAGAATACGTCCTCAATCTAGCAACGAATGACGTTGGTGGTCGTATCTATGTTTCTCAACAGATTGGTTCCGACCAAAACGATGGTCGTTCTGCTGTCAATCCTGTCCGCACAATTAAGAAAGCGGCACAGTTAGCATGGGCAACTCCTGGCGTAAAAGAAACACTGATCGTTTCTGGTGGTGACTACGTAGAAGATAACCCAATTTCTCTACCACCCGATTGTTCTATTGTAGGTGATAACTTACGTCTCGTCATCATGAGACCTGCCAATCCTGGCAAACACATGGTCAAGTTTGGTGATAAAAACTATGTTATTGGTGTTACCTTCCGTGACCAAATTGACTCAAATGGAGACGCAGTTTCCACTTGGGACTTTGCTATGGTATTTGATGATAAGCAAAGAGTTATCATCGACAATGAAGTCAATGGAGACTTTGGTGTAGATTTCCCAATTGGTCATCAAATTTTTGGACCAGACAAGTTTAATGTCGATTTCCAGCAAAACACTGGTCTATCAGCACTTACCAGTGGTTTAGAGGTAGTTGGTGTCAATACTGGTGCTAGAGCAAAAATTAGTAACGTTACGTTCGAGACAACTACTGGAGCATCAGCGTTCATTAATGGTAGTGTAGATGTTCTTCTAACTAGTGGTTCTTTCGTAGAAGGTGAGAGATTTGACTATATTGTTTCTGGTTCTCAAGGAAGTCAGATCAATACACAAACAATCACCGCAACTGCTGGAACAAACACACTGATTTTTTCGACAAATCCTACTGGCGATAGCATTATTCCAGGAAGTTACATCTTTCTAGATGATACTGCAGATGCCAACTTTACTCAAGGATTCTACGAAGTTGCAACTATTGATGATACCAATGCTCCAACTAGTTATGAAGTAACAGTTGTACCTATTCTCAACTCACCTTCTTGGGAAACTAATCAAGCAGCATCTATCAATATTTTCCAGGCTGCTATCGTAACAGAGTCTTTTGATAGTACCTCTATTAAATCAATTAGAGCAGAGGGTGAAGTTGTTTCTGTGGATGAAGATGTAACTTCAACTCTTCCCATTCAGAGAATTGATTTCTCTCTACAGGGAGATCCAAGTATCGCAACTGGTGGTTTCCAAAATGCTCAGTTTGGTAATGCAGAAGATCTTGGTGGTATTGTATTCTATACGAACCAACTAGTTGGTAGAGACAACATTCACGACTTCAAAGAAGGTCAAGAAATTGAAATTTCTGGATTGCCTACTTTAAATCCAGACCTATCTTTCCTGATGGGCAAACAAAGAATTTACAAAGTTCTAGAAGATGCTGATGGTCGTTCTAGAAGATTTGTAATTCCAAAGAAAGCTCCAACAATTAATGATTCAAACTTTGATCCTGGACAGACAGCGGTTGTAAAATCTTACTCCAAGTCAGTTACACTAACACTACTAAACTCACCAAATGAATTTAGTCTTTCTACTCCAGTAGAAAGAAGATTCCAAGATGCTTGTGTATTCTTACGCAACAACCGAGATTTTATTGCAGATGAAGTTGTAGGAAGGATTAATGATCAATTTAAGAAAGAATACTATTCTGTTTATAATGTAAGTGGAACTTCCTTTGATATTTTCTTGGGAACACTAGATCATGAAAATACTTATGATAGTGCAAACCCAACTGGTACTGCAACTTTCGGTGGAGTTACTGCTAATGTAACTAATTTTGTTTATGACACAGCAGTAACTGGAGTAGCAACAGTAACTACTGATGTATCACTAAATCTTTCAGAAGACGATACTGTACAACTAGCAGGTCTTGAGATTTCTTGTGATGCAGGAACTAAAGTCTATCCATCATACAGTTCTCCTACTGTAACAAATAGCACAACTAATGGTGATGAACAGTGTCGCCAAGATGTAAGGCATTTTATCAACGCTATTGTAAGAGACCTCGAATTTGGTTCTAACCATAACATTATTGAAGCAGCACAGAAGTATATTGTTGGTGCTAAGATTGCTTACATTGAAAATGAGATTATACAGACTGTACGTGCAATTGAATATGCTAGAGAACTAGCAATCCTTGCAATGAGAAACTGGAGAACTGGAGATGGAACTCCAGGCAATCCAGCATATACCCCAGTATATTCTAGCGTACCAAGATATTTTGATGACAGTGTTATTACATCAACTGCTGGAACTCCTGCATGTGATGATGTAAGATCTGCTATTGATACTCTTGCATATCTATATGTTGATGTTATCGCTAACGATGCTTCTGGTACATATCTAGATGCTGCATATCTAATTGCTAGAAACAGAGATCTGATTGCAGATCAAGCACTTATCAATACTGAGGCACAGTTCCCTTCTCTAGGACTGTCTGATATTCATCAAAGAAAGTGCCGTAGAGATATTAATTATATTCTAGGTGGTCTAATTAGAGACCTTGTTCTTGGAGGAAACTCTGGCATTGTAACTAATGCAGAAACATACTTCACAGGAACTGCACTGACTGGTATTGATGCATCTCAAATAGAAGAGACCAGATATGCATATACTCAAGTAAGAGATCTTGCTATCGCAGCGATGCGTGGATGGAAAGATGGTACTGGCGCTGCTGTAACCACATCTTCTCCAATTCCACAGTTTGTTGATGCAACTATTCTAGCAGATCCTCTAGGTAATCCTCTTTGTGCAAACGTAGAAGCATCTATCACAACTTCTATGGGTATTCTAGATGGCATTCTAGAGTATGCAGAGGATCCTGCTAGTGGAACTGCAATCGAACCAGGAACTACTACTAAGACTACAGGAACATTATTTGACACCACGAATGTAATTACATATCCAGATAGTTACATTTATGATGCTAACAATCAAAGAATGGCAATTCGTGGTGACTTTGATGATTATCCAATCATTGAGGCATCGCCATATACTCAGAACTCTTCTATCATTTCGTTCTTAGGTGGTAGTGGTGCTCTAGTTGATGGTTCTAAAGTTAAGCAACCCAACTGTCCTTTCCCTGGTCTAGAACTTGATGGTTCCGCAACCTTCCCCAATCAGGGTAAGTCGATGGTTGCATCTGCATTCACCATCGTCTCCTTTGGTGGTACAGGATATAAAATTATTGAAGATGGTTACACTCAGTTAGTTTCGGTCTTCGTTATCTTCTGTGCTGATGGTATTCTTGCTGAGTCTGGTGGTTATGCATCAGTTACAAACTCCGCTACAAACTTTGGTCAGTTTGCTCTACGTGGTAGAGGATTCAGAAGAGAAGCATATACATTTGACGTTGGTACTATCGTTAATGTTTCTGCAACTCCAACTGGAAGAACTATCTTCACTGTTGATAATTTAGGAAGAGAACCACTAGAGCACTATGTTGTTAAAGTTGATGGTCATAGTAATGTATCAAGCACAGTAGAATACTTCATCGACGAAGTATCTGGTGTTACAGTTGGTCCTCCTTTCTCTGCTACGATCACCATCGACGATGGAACTGGACAACCATATAGCGTCATCAGAGACAGTGATGGAACTTCTCAAACTGCTGCTTCTCTTCTTGGAGAAACTATCAGACTTCACAGACCATCTATTGTTAATAGTTCTTCCCACACTTGGGAATTCGCAGGTTCTGGTACTAACTATCTCGCACTACCTGAAAACGGTGGTACTAAGGTAGAGGCAAACGAGCAAGTCTCTGAGGACTATGGTCGTGTATATGTCTCTGGTACTGACGAACTAGGTGACTTCAAAGTTGGTACTTTTGCTCAGATTGAAAACAGAACTGGTGCTATCACCTTTACTGGTACGGTTACTATCTCTGAAGTTGAATTCTTGAAACTGAAGGGTGGCGACGTTGTTGTTACTGGTTTCGATGCATCCAACACACTTGGTGGTGCTAATGCTACTGACTCTAAACTACCTACTCAAAAGGCAGTTAAGGATTATATCACTAACAACCTTGGTCCTTACATCAACAAACCATACTCTACAAACGCTGTTCCTAGAGCACTGGTTGAACTTACCGATTCGGGTAAGATTTCTATCGACCAAATTCCAGCACTAAGACCATTTGAAGTTTATACTGTTGCAAACCAGCAAGAAAGAACTTCTATCGAAGGAGCACTCGCTGGTGACATTGCTATTCAGCAAGACACAACTACATCATTCATTCTTAACAATGACTTGGATAGTTTGTTCCTTGCATTTGGTGTTGATCCAACTATCCAATTTACAATTGGCGATATCTTCCTCGGTAGCATATCTCAAGGAAGAATTCAAGCAACTGAATATAGACAAGGCGTAGTCCATACTATCAATATTACCGATGGTGGTTCTGGTTATACCTCTCCACCTACAGTAACAATTGCTGGTGGTAATCCACAGCAAGGTGCAATATCTGCTGCAGCAACTTGCACTATTGCTAATGGAGAAGTTGTAACTGTAACTATTGTTGAATTCAATGGTCTCAAAGGTGGTAAAGGTTATACTACCGCTCCAACAGTTACATTCTCAGCTCCTGCTGGATCTGGAACTCAGGCAACTGGTGTCGCATTAATTGAAAGCAGATTGTATGGCAACATTGTCAATAACATTGCTATTACTGATACCGATACTATTGATTCCAGTGATATCCCAGCAGTAACTATTAATCTCACCAGAGTTGTTAATACATCATCATTTGATAGTAACAACTGGGTATCACTAACTTCCAGCACTATCGACGGTTCTACCCTTATTGGTGGTCCAATCCCAGCAAACGTTATTGCTACTGGAGGAACTGCAAACTCATTCACATTCTTGCGTGGAGATCAAAACTGGGCACTAGCAGTACAATCTGTCAAGAGCACAGAGACTAGATATTTTGCAAAACTAAGTTCTCAAGCTTCTTCTGGAAGTTCCGAACTACAATTTACAACCAATTCTGATGTACTGGTTGGACACGAAGTTGTTGCTAATGTAACAGGTATTCAAGCAAATACTAACATCGATGGAGTATTAACATCTGGCGGATTTACAACTATTTCCCTCAGCAATACTCTAACATCAACAATTCCAGTTAATACAGTTATTGAATTTGATAGAGGATCATCTCCTATCACATTTGAGTCTTCATACACGCAAGGTGGATTTGTAGATTCTATCGTAATTGCTAATGGTGGTTCTGGATTTACAAATGGTCAATACTTTGACCAGCAATTACTTGGTGGTACTGGAACTGGTTTAAGAGCAAACATTACAGTAGCAAACAATGCAATCAGCGATATTGTTGTTACTGATGGTGGTGTTGGATTTACCGCAGATTTCAATATTACTACACTACCAACTGCTACCATTGGTGCAGGATCCAATGCAGTATTAGCAGCAAAAATTTCTACAGTTAATAAGCAATATGCAAATGTTGCTATTGATGTTCAGAGAGTTACTGATCTAACGGTCAGTGCAGACCTCTTCGGTACAATTGGTGTTGCTAGATTTAAGAAATCTCAGTTTGATATTGGCACAGAAGGTAACGGTTCTGTCACACTGAAAACTGGTGCTGATAGTGGTCTAGATGCTGACCTCCTCGATGGTGCTCAAGGTGCGTTCTATCTAAACTCAACTAACCAGAATTCTGGAACTTTACCAACTGATAGACTATCTGGTACTTACAATATTAGTATCTCGGGTTCTTCCGCAAACACCATTCGTTTGATTACTGGTACAAACAACCCAACATCAAACCCATCTCCTAATAACTTTGTTGAAGGTATTATTGCTAATACGATTAACAACAGTGCTAATGGTCTCAATGATGGTGGAAGCAAGAACCTTGTAATGACCATCAGAAATGGTGGATCTGGATTTGATGCTTCCTTCGGTGGTGTAAGACAACTTGCATTCACTGATAATGACAACATGTACCTCCGTGGTTCTGGAACTGGTGTCACCGCTTTTGGTTCTTGGGGTAAGATCTGGAGTTCTCTCAATGATGGTCCTGGATCTGATCTTGACGCTGATAAACTAGACAACCGCCAAGGCATCTGGTATCAGAATGCTCTGAATGTCAATTACGGAACTCTATCTGATGAAAGACTTCCAAGATTTATCAGTGCATCATCTTTCCGCGATGATCTAACAATCAAATCATTCAATGGAGATCCAAGATATCAAATCTATGTTAGTGGTTTAGTTCTAGGATCTACACCATTTACTCCTGGTAACTCTGTCAATCTGTATAACAGCAATTCTCAGAATGTAGGTGAAATCACGATTGATAATCTTATCGTCAATGACGATACTGTTGATAACTTTAATGATTATACAATTATCGTTGGTAGATTAACAACTGGTAATTTCATTGGTGCAGAAACTATTGGATCTGCAAGCAATAGAGTTCCATTCCAAGACTTCTCTATTGAAGACGGTAACACCATTGATGTTGCTGTACTGGAAAGTGATAGTGGAACAGCTAACCTAAGACTAGGAAGAAAGGACGGTGTTTCTTCTGCACCTGGAATCTATTTCAATAGTTCTCAGTTAGCAGCAAACTACAACGTTGCAATGATTGCTTCTGGTGGCAATGGAACTGACGGATCTGGAACTCTGAACGTTCAGGTTGTTAATGCCGATGGAATGACCATCAACGGTAACCAGATCTGGAACGCAGGCAACATTCAATTCCAAACAACCAATGTTCCAAACACTGCTGTTCTTCGTGATGCTAATGGAGATATTGCTGTTGGAGCTATCACTGGTAACGTAACTGGTGCTGCTTCTCTAAACGTATTGAAAGCAGGCGACACCATGACTGGTTCGCTAACTCTAACTGGTGCTGGATCTAACCTAAGCGTATCTGGAACATCTACTCTAACTGGCGACACAACAATTAGTGGAGATCTGATTGTTGATACAAATACATTCTTTGTAGATGCATCAACGAATAGAGTTGGTATTAACTCTGGCACTCCAGCTAGAACGTTTGATATTGGTGGTTCTGGTGCAGGTGATGTTGTTGGTATTAAAGGTGGCAATTATAACCAAGTCAATATAGCACACAGTAGCAACAGTGCTTGGGGATTATTGATAGGCAATAGCGACAATACCCTCAATAGTGCTTATCATTTCTCTACTTCTGGAAACAATAGTAGTTGTGCAATCGTCAATATGAATGACGATGCACTGCACTTCGGAACAAATAATGTTGAGAGAATGACCATCAAGCATGATGGTACAGTTGGCATCGGAACAAACAATCCAGATTCTAATTTTGGTTTAGATGTAAATGCTGCTGCTCGTGTTAGAGAAACTCTAACTCTAGACAGTGCAAATGATAACTCAGGTGTTGGTGTCCGTTTCCTTGGTGCTTCTTCCTATAGAAACTTTAGAATTGGTAACCAGTTAATTGGCAATGATATCTTCGCTATTCAAGCATCGACTGCTAATGGCGGAACATCTTGGAATGCTACACCTGCTATTGCAATTGATGGTGGTACAAACAGAGTTTCTATTAACACCACAACTACAACAGTCAATGGCATCAACATGGCGTTGAATGTTGAGGGTAACTTCAACCTCAACGGAACTCTATATGCTAATGGTTCTCCATTCGTTACTTCCAAATGGACTGATAGCACGACTGGCGGACACATCTACAGACTATCTAGAGTTGGTGTTAATCAGGCAGATCCTGATTATCAACTACATGTTAATGGATCTTCTAACTTCATTGGTGCTTCCTTCGGAACTACCACCGCAAGTGCATCCAATAACAATAACGACAACGCTATGAGAGTGATGGGTGACAGACAGTATATTGATACCTACGGTGTCATGAAGGCAAACAGAAACACAGTTGCAGAAAACGTCACCGTTCCTGCAAACACAAACTGTATGTCTGCTGGACCAATTGAATTGACTGGCAACACAGTAGTCACCATCCTAGATGGTGCTGCATGGTCGATCATCTAAATAAATATAAATAACAACGGAAACAAGAAAGTAAAATGGCAAGTATTCTAAAGTGTGATACTTTGCAGACAACTGCAGGGGTAACATATGTTTCCAACGGAGCTTTCGTTGGGGGTGGAATCAGTACAGCAAGTAACATTTCAGGTGGATCTGCTGGACAGTTACTATATCAATCCGCTGCGGATACTACTGCAAAACTGAGTGTTGGTGGCAGCTCACAGGTTTTGGTTGGTGGAAGCACTCCTTCATGGACTAACATTAGTAGTCTAAGTGTTAGTAGTGCTGCTACACTTACCACTGCTAGAAACATTAACGGTGTATCTTTTAATGGTTCTGCAAACATCGCAGTTAATCCAACTTCAGGTGCCTATTCCAATGGATGGGGCGCTAAAACAGTTTCTACTGGCAACCCATCTGGTGGAAGCAACGGTGATATTTGGTACAAATACTAATTAAAGGAACATGTCAGAAGAAAAGACTTACTGGATGCCTGAAGTTCTTCCATCTCCAACAGAAGAATATAACGAAGCTCAGCGCACAAAATCCTATCTAACACCAGACGGTGAAGAAAAGAGACACCCTGGTTGGACTTATGAGAATCAAGCTTTAGTAGATGATGATTATCTTCTAAAGAATGAGGGTTATCGTAGATTGATTGACAACTATCCTAGTGAAGTTGATGATGCCAATCATATTATTGAAAGAACAGATCTTTCGCAATGGATTGGTACTTCTACTACTGTAACAGTAAAGTATGATGTGTTTCAAATAAGAGAAGCATCATATCCATCAGTTTTAGCATTTGATAAAACTTGCGAAGAGAATGATATTTCTGAATGGACAGTTGATAAAGTCAATATGGTCATGACGAAGACCTATACTGTTGTAGATCTAACCCCAGAAGAATTGGCAATCAAGAAAGAATCAACTTGGGCTGCTGTAAGAGAACATAGAAACAGAAGATTGCAAGAATCTGATGTTATTCTTCTTAAGGGTCTTGAGAACGGAAGAACAGTCTCAGAAGAAGTAAAAACTTATCGTCAAGCTTTGAGAGATTTCCCATCAACAATTACTGACATTACTACAATTGATGGTCCTACCACAAGAGTAGAAGATGATGCTATCTGGCCATCTAAACCAGCAGAATCAAATTACTACGTTTAGTATAAATCATGAGTATTTTTAATAACGTTTCTGGCACTTGGAGAGAGATTCAAGAACTCTGGAACAATGTTTCTGGAACTTGGAGACAAGTTGATACTGTTAATAACAATGTCTCTGGAACTTGGAGAGAAACTTATACTGCTACTCAACCAGCAGCTTTTAGTTTGTCCCCAGGATCCCCTGGAGACTTGAGTACTTCTCCAAAATTATATCTAAACCCAGGTAATAGTCAGTCTCCTGGTGGGTCATCTTGGAACATTTCTTTTTCTCAACCAACTCCTGTCAATATTAAAGTTTGGGGAGCAGGTGGTGGTGTCGATGGTCCTGCTGGTGCTGGTGGTTTTGCTGGTGGCAACATGACAATGAATGGCGGAACCACTTATCAAGTGTGGGCTGGTGGTAGAGGAACTCCATCTGGCGGAAGAAATGGTGCAGGTGGTGGTGCTGCTTCTGGTATCAGACAGGGCAACACTGCTGTTATTATTGGCGGTGGCGGCGGTGGTGCTGCTGGTCGCCCTGGTGGTGCTGGTGGCGGTACTAATGGTCAGCCTAGAAGACCACAAGGTGGTGGTGGCGGAACACAAAACGGCGTAGGTGCTGGCGGTGCTGCTCCCAGAAGAAGAGGAAATCCTGGATCTGGAACAAGAGGTGGTCAGGGTAGAACTGGACCGCCAGCAAACCCAGGCGGAACTAGTGGCATTGGAAACAATGTCTATCAAGGTGGATATGGCGCTGCCAACGGTGGTGACAAAGGATCTGGTGGTGGCGGCGGTGGTCGCTACGGCGGTGGAGAAGGTGGAGGAGACTCTGGTGCCTTTGGTGGTGGCGGAGGATCTGGTTACACCAATCCATCATACATTTCTTCTCCATCATTGTCGCAAGGCAATGGTCCAACCGCAGGAAATAGTGGAGATGGTGATAGAGGTGGTTACGGAAATACAGGAAGAGCAGGACGAGTTGTTATTACCTGGAATCCATGATAGAATGATTTTTTAGTGATGTGGAATGTTTGTATTTGATCTTCCTTGTCCAATATACAAAACAAAACTAAAAGAACACAGCACCCTGAAGAATGAGATTTTAAGTCTCATTGATTCTTCAGGGTGTAGTTCTTATGTTGGTGTAGATGATCATGGATATACAAAAACCATGATCAGTAAATGTGATTGGAACTTACCCAAAGAAGCAGAAAGAAAATATCTAGATATTATTTTTCCTCACATTGAAGAAAATCACTGTGAGTTGTTTAATAAGTTAGGATTTCCAACTGTTGATATTATCAATATGTGGTTCCAGCAATATGAAAAAAATTCTTTTCATGAATGGCATACACATACACAATGTCAATGGTCATCTGTTTATTATCTAGAATTTCCAAAAGGAAGTCCCAAAACGGTTTTTGTCAGTCCTCTAAATAATACAGATACATTTGATGTTGATACTGAAGAGGGAGACATCATAACCTTCCCTTCTTTTATTGTACATTCTGCTCCAAAAGTAGAATCAAATAAAAGAAAAACAATTATATCATTTAATTCTGATATTAGTTTGTCATGAGTGATTATCAAGAATCCATTTTCTCCGTTCCTGTATTCCATTACGAAGTTAGGGACTGGGAAGTCAAGAAGAAAAAACTCAAAGATCTTTACAATAAAGTATCGGTAAATAAAGATTTATCTTATACTGTATTAACTGATTACTTTAGAGAAAGTAAAGAATCTTATTGGGAAGACATTGTAGATATCCTAAAAGAAGAATTAGGATTGTTTTCTCAAGCAACAAATATGTCTTATGCTCCAAATGGGCATTGGTTTGAGTTAGCTAAAAAAGGTATGCACCATGAAATCCACAATCATGGTGCTGTTGGATATAGTTGTGTCTTGTACATAGACTATGATGAAGATGAACATACTCCAACAAGATTTCTGTCACCTTTCAATAATTTTTTTGTTGGATGTCAATTAGTGCATACTCCCACAGAAATAAAAAGTGGATCTATGATTTTCTTCCCGTCAGTTATTCATCACTACACATCACCATGTACAAGTGATAAAGAAAGATTGATTCTTTCATTCAATTTACATCCTATTAATGTTTGATATGGCATTCCAAAGTGTTTGGTATTCTACAGGACTACCTGAAAAATTAGTAAAAACTATAGACGAAGAACTCTTCAGTGAGTTTAAAGATTCCATGGAAGTTTCTAGTTTATACAAAGGGGAGGTGAATAAAGAAACAAGGAATTCTAGTAATGCTTGGATTCCTAGTGGTCATTGGTTACCTGGATTTTTGTGGCATTATGTCTCGCTAGCTAACCGATCAAATTTTCTGTATGATATTGATTGTATTGATATGAATAGTATTCAATATACTCAATATACTGAGGGACAATTTTATAAATGGCATACTGATCATGGTCTCCTCAATATGTACAAACCTGAAACAGAAGATACAACAGGAGAACAGTATATTTCTGACAAGATTAATACAGAGTATGAAAATGTCAGAAAATTATCAATCGTCATGCAATTATCAGATCCATCAGATTATGAAGGAGGTAATCTTCAGTTACTAGATGAGAATGGTAAAGCATATTTTGCTCCTAGAACTAGAGGAACTGTAATTATATTTGATTCTAGAACTCAACATAGAGTATTGAAAGTTACTTCTGGTGTTAGAAGATCTATTGTTGGTTGGGTAGTTGGTCCGAGGTGGAAATGATGGAAATGATAGCTTTAGATAGTCAATTGATACCAACAAAAGGTTCTACTTTAAGAACCAGGAATGAAAAATTTGATACTAATGGTTTCTTTTTTCTTCCTAACTTAGTTCCAGATCCCACTAAACTGGAATGTGATGTACCAGAATGGAGAGGATCCAGACATTATTATGGTAGTGTAGATAATTATTCTCACGTAGATGATGAGGGTCAGGTAGATGGTTCTTCTAGTAGATACAATTGGCCAGCATATAAGGATCTACATACAAAAATTAGATTAGAAATAGAACAAGTATTAGGTAAAAAATTATATAATACTTACTACTACGATAGGTTCTATTTCTTAGGACAGGAATTGGAAAAACATGTCGATAGAGATGCGTGTGAAATTTCTGTCAGTCTTATGATCAAAACAAATCTAAAGTGGGAATATGAATGGCCATTCATTGTAGATAGTTCAAATCCAGAATTAAGAGAAACTTGGATCACTACAGCACCTGGAGATGCTATCATATACAAAGGTTGTGAGATACCACACTGGAGACCACCATTGACTTCTAAGTATGGTAGAGACGAACCTAAATATAAACTGTGGGCACGTAGAATTTTACGTGGTCGTGATGACACTTTTTGGCATCAGGCATTTTTCCATTATGTTTTGGCAGATGGAAATAGATGCGAACATGCATTTGATGTAAGTAACCGTTATTAATTTGAGGTAATCATGGATTCAGAAACACTTAAGAAAAATTTTGAGGAGCAACTAGCTTCTACTGACAAGCAGATCAGAGAACTCGAAGAGAATCTGAAAAAAGCAAAAGAGTATAAAATTAAACTGGAGGGTGGTCTAGAGACTCTAGGACTTCTAGAAGGTGAATCAGACCCAGACGTTCCAGCAGAAGCACCAACTGAATAAATACTAAATCCCTTCTTCCTAAATAGGT